ATGGGTTTTGATTTAACAGGCTTGGGATCGGTTGCGGATTTAGCGGGCGGGATAGTGAAACGCTGTTTTCCTCCAAAAATGACGGGAGCTGAAAAGGCAGAGGCGCAAATCAAAATACAGGCAATGATTGATGAGCGGGAAAACACTTTAATTGAATCGCAAAAGTCAATCATCATGTCTGAAATGCAGCAATCAGACAGGTTTACCAAGCGCGCCCGGCCCAGCATTGTGTATTTCGGCCTGGCTGCTATTGGCCTGGTGCATGTGATCCTGCCTATGACGGCCTGGATTGTTTTGATCACAACGGGACAGCCGATGTCGGACATGCCCACAATCGCATTGCCCGGAGAGTTCTGGGCTACTTGGGGCGGGGTGTGTTCCATCTGGGTCATCGGCCGGTCTGCAGAAAAAAAGGGAGCGGGTAATAAGCTGGTCAATATGATTACAGGCGGTAAATGATGGAGACTGTAAACCTTGACCTGGTCAAGATTTTACTTGATCTGGGCGGCACGGCTTTTATCGCTGTTCTCCTGATTTATTTTGGGTACAAAATAATCAGCCGGTTCGGGGAGCCTTTTATTGCAAGCCAGAACAAAATTGCAACGGCAATGGGACAGCAGGCGCAAAGCCTGACGAACATGCAAGGCAGTGTGACAGACTTTATCGGTCGTGATCATAACGAACATAAAGAAATAATACTCGGCCTGCAGGTGGTAGGCAAAGAGCTGGAAACCCTTGTAAAAGAAATATCGAGGATAAAATATGGATCAGAAAGCAACAAAGCACAACCGCATCCGGAAGCTGATATTAGAAGCATTGTCTCCTGATTATCCTAATCCGCTTGACACTTTGATCATCCGTCAAACGCTTGCGAATATGGGATTCCCCATAACAGGTGACGATCTTGTGGCCTATCTTGCCTACCTGCAGGAACGCGGGTATGTGACTGTCGACACGCGCAAGGAATTCGGCATTACCCTTGCGGCCATCACTGCGAACGGCCTTGATGTTGTGGACGGGCGCATAGAGGATCGAGGCGTGGGAGTCAAGTTCTGATGACGGGCATAGACACAAAAGAAGAGGCCTACAGGGTCTGGCGGGCAAACGGGCAGAACCTGTCCGAATGTCACCGTCAACTGAATGCGCCGCCGATGTCATACGGCATTTCCCGGCAGTCTTTACAAGCCTGGAAAAAAAAGTATGACTGGGAAGGCCGGGCCGCACGGGCCGAGGCACAAGAAAAAAGCATGATGGAGGCCACTTCCGACGATGCAATATTGTCTGTCCTGTTAGCACAGAAAGAAAGGTATGAGAATTATTTTGAAGCGATGGCGGTCGGTAAAGTCGATAACCAGGCGGTTTATGGATATAATTCAATTTTGAAAACAATCCTGGATATCCGGCAGAAAATAGACCGGCATTGTTTTTAAAGGATATGGAATTTGTGGCAAAGACCCTGAACGAGATTGATCCGGAAGGGCTCAAAGTTTTTGCCGGCAGCTTTGATGAAATCATAGCAAAATTCAAGGATCATTATGCAAAAACGGCCTAAACTGACAGAACAGAAATTTGACAGGTTTGCAGAAGATCTGAAAACCTGGATCATTGAGTCTGTATCCCCGTTTAAAAACGATACGCCGGACAAAAAGCGTGAACGGATAGAACGAGCCGGGCGGGATCTCTTGTTTTTCTGTGCAACCTATCTTCCCCATTATTTCACGGCTGAATTCGGGGAATTTCATGAGGAATGGGAGGAGTTGACCGAGATCCGGGATGAATCCGTTTTTGTGGCCGCTCCCAGGGAGCATGCCAAGTCAACCTTTTTCACCCTGGGCGTACCCGTCCGCAATATCTGCTATGCTCTTCGCTGGTTCCAGCTGATCATATCCGACACAAACGACCAGGCAACCGGGTTTACCCTGGCGATCCGCACGGAGCTGGAAGAAAATCCGCGAATAAAGCATGATTTCGGAAACCTTCAGAGCCCGTATGGACGGAGGACGGTCACATGGAAAAAAAATGATTTTATATCCAGCAACGGCATCCGCACGCTTGCCCGGGGGCACGGAGAAAAAGTTAGGGGATTGAAAAACCGCCAGTACCGCCCTGATTTTGCCGTGGTGGATGACTTTGAAAATGATGAAAATGTTGAGAATCCCAAGCTTGTAAAGAAAGGCAAGCGCTGGCTGACAAGGGCCGTGATCGGTTCTATGGGCGCCGGGTATACTTTTTTAATGATCGGTAATTTGTTTCACCCAAAGAGTGTGTTGTCACAGTTTATTGCTGAAAAAGATGAAGACAATACGCCTTTGTTTGTCAGTAAAATTTACCGGGCATGGATTGATTACGGCAAGCCCGGGCAACGGCCGCTCTGGCCTGCACTGTGGCCGGCCGAACGCCTGGAAAAAAAGCGCCGGCAGATGAGCACGGTGGACTTTAATGCAGAAATGATGAACCTGACCGGGGCAGAGGGCAGCCCATTCCCGGAAGAATGGATCAGATACTATGAGCCGGAAGAAATCCATGATTTGGAAATGTTCGTTGCGACCGCTGTGGATCCCAGCGCAAAGAGCGGTGAAAATAACGATTATAAAGCCATCATCACGGGGAGCCTGGACAGGAACAAGATGATTTTTTATGTCCTTCACGCATGGATCCGCCATGCCAGCCCCGGAGAGATGTTTGCGGCTGCATATCATCAGCATGATGAATATGGCGGCCAGGTATGGATTGAAGATAATATGCTGGAAGATTTCCTGCATGAAGCTATACAGAATTATGCCCGGGAAGCCGGGCGGTATATCCCCTGGATGCCGGTACATCACAGCACAAACAAAGAGGCGCGGATTATCGGCACGCTTGCTTACCTTGTGGAATACGGCAAGCTGCGATTTTTGAAAAATCACAGTGACCAGAACCTGCTTGTTGAACAGCTCGTGTACATCCTCAACAAGAATGTCAACGATGACGGGCCGGATGCGCTTGAGGAAGTCATAAGCGTGCTGCAGGGTGGTGGTAACGCGATTTGCCTCAGCAGGCCACCCGAGCAAAGAAAAACCATGAGCGGAAGAACTGCGGGGCACAGAAATATGGGCATGGGAATCAGAGGCAGAATGAGCGGGAGGCGGAGAGCATAATTATGGGCGTAAGAGAATATGTATATGTTGCCAGGAAATTGGCGCCGGGGCTGAAAACAGACGATCAGATCCGGGAGATTGTTGCGGATGAGATTAAACAGGCAAAAATGGCGCTGCCTTTATCAGCCAGTTATGACCCTAACAATGAAGGGTATCGGAGACTCACCGGTGACAACCAGCAGCGAAGGGATCTGACTCCTACCACCCAGGACCGGATGTTTGAGATTGTGTATTTTATGTATGACTCATCCGCCATGATGCGAAATTATAGACCGGTTCTGGAAGGATCCGGAAAATCGTATGGATATTGATTTTCCCGAGCTGGCAATGTGGCTGGGATTAATCGGGGAGCAATGCTGGCCCGTTATGGTCAACGAAATTAACGGCCATGTTCGTTTAGGGTATGTGGACCCGACGAACATTTCAAACGTCTATGTTAATCCGACGAACATTAAGCAGGTCATGCAGGTTAGGATGCAGGGCAGCGCAGGAAACGTCGGCAAAAAATATGCCGTGATCCGGAAGGATTATGATATGCGATCAAAAACCTATGACCGGCTTGTGGGTGACTGCTTCTTTTTTTCCATCAATCATCCGCCCAATTCCCCCCGTGGGAGATCTGACTTTTTGACCCTTGTGGACTGGATAGATGGTCTGGAGCGTTATGGGTTTAACTATCTTGAGCGGGCAGAATTCATGTTGAATTTTGTTTGGGACGTTCTCCTGAAGGGAATGGATGAAGAACAGATGAAAACCTGGCTAAGGGATAATCCTGCCCCTGAGCCTGGGTCTATCAGGGCGCATAATGAAAACGTGGAATGGAATGCGGTTTCTCCCGACCTTAACGCACCGGATGCCAAATCAGGCTTTGATATGGGCAAGGCGTTTATCATGGGCGCTGCGGGACGGCCTGCATCATGGTTTGGTGAAGGCGGCAAGGCATATCAGACCGAAGCTGAACAGTTCGGGCAGGTGCCCATCCAGGATCTTGAACAGCGCCAGGCATATCTGCAGTATATCCTGGAGATGATTATCCAGTTTGTTATTGATCAGGCAGTAATTGCAAAACGGCTCACTCCGGTGCAGGCTGAGGCAGGATTTTCCATCAACATGCCGGAAATATCGAAAAAGGAAATGGGAAAACTCATTAATGGGGTTCCGCAGTTGTCAACAGCCTTGACCATTGCAGAGAACAATAAATGGATTACAAAAGATACGGCAACACAAATTTTTTCATTCGTCTGCAGTTATCTTGGGTATGAAATTGATGCTCAAAAGGAGATTGATGCGGCGGCAAAAGCTCCGAAAGAAGATGAAAAAGACTATGACGAATTGCTGAAAAATAAAGATAAGGATTAGGATGGCGACCGCAAAAGAAAGGGCATTTCAGAAAAAAGTCAAACAGCTGATCAAGAAGGCTGACAGCATGGAAGATGCTGCGGTGAAGCGTGCGATCAAGCTGCTGTCCAAGGCACGAAAAGAAGTTGCGGCCACGGTGGCATCAACAGAATGGGAGGCATATCACCTGCCCGAGCTGAAAGCCGGTATTGAACGAACCATGCAGGAATTTGGAACACAATATGGGATTGATTTACGGGATGCGCAGATGGAATTTTGGGATCACGGCATTGACATGGTGGATCTTCCTCTTCGGAAAGTGGGAATATATGCGGTTATCCCTGAAATCGACATGGCAGCCTTATCTATTATGCAGGACTTTTCCACTGACCTGGTTGTGAATCTGAGCAAGGATGCCGCCCGGAAAATCAGCATGGAAATGAGCATGGGAATTATGGGCCAGGAATCACCTTACGAGGTTATGCAGGCAGTGGGTCGGAATTTAAAAGATAAAAGCATTTTCAAATCCATTGCAGCCCGGGCAGAGACTATCACGAGGAATGAATGCGGCCGGGTCCTGGAAATGGCAAGCCAGGCCAGGCGTGAGCGGGCCGCAGAGATAGTGCCCGGGTTGGGAAAAGAATGGAAACACGGATCCGGTTCCAGGGTTCCTAGATTGACACATCTGGCCATTGACGGTCAGAAGCGGAAAGCCAATGAAGATTTTGATGTCAATGGCGAAAAACTGTCATACCCCAGGGATCCAAAAGGATCGGCTAAAAATACAATTAATTGCGGCTGTTATACCGTGTCCTGGCATGAAAACTGGGACAAGGCGGTTAAAGAACAGGCAGCAGCTTAAACAAAAGGAGCAATAAGATGGGAGAATTATCAGAAAAAGATCAGGCGGCTATTGATAAGGCACGCAAGGCTTATGGAATTGCACCGCAATATCTTTTTTCCAGCAGGATAGACGGGAAGGAGGTTGTGCTGGTGACAAACGGCGGGAAAAAAGTGAGGTACTCCGGAGAGAAGGTTGAACCCCTGGGTAAGATCGCCATCACCGGTATTAATCCCGAACTGGCAAAAAGAAAAGTTATTGCCGGCAAGGCAAAAAAATAGCCTCGGCTGAAAGTCTACGGAGGATGTACCTATGAAAAAGAAATGGTGGGACCTGATCAAGAACAAGAGGCCGGATCTCCTGGAGGGGAAAGTTTTTGAGGATGTTTCAGACGGTGAAATGGAATCCCTGGCCAGGATGGCTCAGGAAGCCAGCCTGGATCAGATCCGGGATCTGCTTTATTCAGCCCTCCGGGAACAAAACAAGGACTGCTGGATCACTGAGGTGTTTGGCTCTTATATTATTTACAAGGATGATGCCGAGTCAAAATATTACAAACTTTCCTATTCCATCCTAGAGGGAGAGGTGCAGCTTGGCAGTTCGCCTACAGAGGTGGAAAAGGCCTGGGTTGACGCAAAATCACAGCAGAGTGAGGTTGATGACGGGATGTCTGTGGTGGTCAGCATGGGCGCTGCAAAGGATCCGGAAGGAACCGAGTGGGATGTGACCATCTGCGAGGCCGGGTTTACAAAAAACGGATGGTATATTCCCGACGATGTGCTTAAGGCGGCTGCGGATGAAGGGGTGTTTGAGAACGTGGACGTAAACCTGTATGAGCTCAAGGGTGGTGGCGCAGTCCATCTTCCTCCTTCACTTTTTGATGTCAAAAAGCTGTTGGTGAAAAACAAAGTGGGATGGATTGATGGTGTTAAACATGTTGCCGGCAAAGGGTTGCAGGGAGTCCTGCATTTTGTCGAGTCGGGCAAATGGCTGGGCAAAAATATGCTTTCCGCCATACAGGATGGAAAAAAAATATACGGCCTTTCTTATGATGCAATCGTGCGGGCAGCAAAGGATACGATTGACGGCAGAAAGGTTTTTAAAACAATTAAATTTAAGGTTGCGGACAGCGTGGATATAGTTACCCGCCCGGCCGCAGGTGGAAAATTCAACAGGGCGGTGGCTTCAATGTCGGCCCAAACCAAGGAGGATGAAGTTATGAACAAAAAGTTATGGGATCTGATCATGAGCAAGCGGCCTGAACTTTTAAAGGACAAAGTTTTTGAAGACGTTTCCGCTGATGACGTAGAAGAATTGGTCAGAATGGCAATGGAAACGCCTGCGGCCGGTGACGGCGGGGATGGTGCAGGAGATGCAGGCGCAGTAACAAAAGAAGATCTTGATATTTTCCGTTGCGGCATGGCGCTGGAAAAGAAACTATCCGGCAGCGATCTGCCGGAATTCCTGCAGAAAGGCATTCGGGAAAAGTTCGACGGCAAGGTTTTTAAAACAGCTGATTTAGATACGGCAATCGGCGAGGCTAAAGATTTTCAGTCGAAGATGGCAGAGCCTCCCGAGGGTGATCCGGTTCCGGGTTCGGGGATCCGCGTGGGCATCGGCACCATTGAAAAAGCACAAATGGCAGTTGACCGGATGTTCGGTCTGACACAAGAGGATATGGTTACCCTGGCAAAAATGGAAAGACTTGATTTCCAGCCGTTTTTCGAGGACATGAGAAGTGTCCAGGATTATGAAAAATTCAATGAGGTTCCCGCATTTAAGGGCTTAAGAGACATGTATGCCTTTTTCACCGGTGATTCTGAAGTGACGGGATTCGTGAACAGAAAGGCCATGTCCAGGGACATGCTGGCAAAGATGGATATTACATCCAGTACATTTTCCTATGTGTTAGGCAATACCCTGGGCCGGCGCCTGGTGAAGCAATATAAAGCCTTCAAGTACCTTGAGGATTTGCTGATTTCAACAAAAAAATCGGTTAAAGATTTCAGGACACAGGAAGCCGTCCTGGTGGGTGGATTTCCCGATCTTGCGGATGTTGATCCGGAGACAGCGGATTATGTCGAGATCACTGGGGTCACGGATGAGGAGAGCACTTATTCCATCGGGCAGAAAGGCAACATACTAACGATCACGCGTAAAACAATCATCAATGATGACATTACCATTATCCGCAGGCTCATTGACGGCCTTGGCCGCACAGCCAGGCGCACCCATGCCAAGTACATCTGGGATATGTACATCAACAATGATAATTGCTCGGACGGCACAGCGGTGTTTACGTCCGGTCATGGCAATCTTGGCGCAACCGCGCTGTCTCATGCCACTGCCCTTGTGGCCTGGAAAGCTCTTGCGGCAATGACGGAAAAAGATTCCGGCGAATACCTGGGACTGCTGGATGATCCTGGCACGAAAGTGAACATCATCGGCCCACCGGCACTGCTGAACCTTATCGGGAAAATCGAAAAGGAGGAATTTTATTATGCCTCCAATGATTTGACCACAAAGGTGCCGAATCCGCTGGTTAACCGGGTGAAAGGGCACACGCTGTCTCTACTGGCAGCGGATGCAAACGACTGGCTCATGCTTCTTCCGCCAAATGTCATTGACATGATCGAGATGGGGTATCTCAATGGCCGGAAAGAACCTGAAATGTTTATGGCTGATACGCCGCAGAGCGAACAGGTTTTTGTAGCGGACAAGGTGAGATACAAAATCCGACATGAATATGCAGGCACTCCGGTTGATTACCGCGGCAGCTACAAGGGCGTGGTAGCATAGACAAACAATAAAACTAAGGAATAGAGGGTTGGTGCAATTAACCCTCTATTCTCAAAAAAGAAAAAGGGAGAAAACACATGAGACATTTCAGAAAAACAATAGCAGCTATTTTTATTTTTGCGCTGATGCTGCTGCTGATCGCGCCGGAGGCATTCGCTGCTTACAGCGTAAA